CAAGTGCTAGACATGATGTAAAGTCCACAGAGCTGATTTGAAAAATATGAAAAACTACGAAAAACCGAGATAATCGGTGAAAATTAAAGATATTATAGGGAGATGATTAATATAGCTATTAAATTGGCAACCTCCATTACTTACACAGCGGATGGTTCTCAAACGAATTTTTCTATTCCCTTTGATTACCTGCGCCCTTCCTTTGTGCATGTGGCTGTGAATGATGCTGAGGTATCGGAAGGATTCACTGTAAGTAATCGTGGAATTATGTTTGATACTGCTCCTGCAAAGGCTGCCCTTGTCAAAATTTATCGTAAGACCCCTACCTCTCGTTTGGTGTCTTGGGCAGATGCTAGTATCCTGAAAGCTATAGATATGACTATTGCAGAAGTTCAGCAGTTGCATATCTTAGAAGAAGCAAGTGATTGGTCTAAGACTAATTCTATTGTTCTTGATGAGGAAGGTAATACATGGCAGGGACGTAACTGTCGTATGTCTAATATAGCTGACCCTACAGAAGCACAGGATGTTGTAACCAAACATTACTTAGACAATGAAGAAGGTTCATTCACAGCAACTATGAACGCCCTTAAAACCAAGACAGAAGAAGCTGCAAGTACCGCAGAAACTAATGCCAAACAAGCACGTTTTAATGCAGAAAAAGCTAATTCGGCTGCTGTTAGTGCAGAGCGTGATGCTGCAACTGCTTTGAAGTCTGCAAACAATGCTAAGACTAGCGAAACCAATGTCAACGCCAGCAAAGAAGCAGCACAGTCTGCTGCAAACAGCGCAAGTAACTTTGCAACTGATGCAAGAAGTAGTGCTAATGAAGCCAAGAGTTACCGAGATGCTGCTAGTACCTATGCAACTAATGCTAAGAATTATAGTGAGAATGTTAACGTGTTTGTCCCTAGTGTGTCTGCGGAGGGTGTTTTAAGCTGGTCAAACAAAGCAGGTCTCATTAACCCTCCCTCTGTGAGCATTAAGGGCGAGAAGGGTGACCGAGGTTTGCAGGGTGTACAAGGTGATATGGGTGCTGCTGCCACAATAAAGATTGGTACAGTGACAACAGGTGCAGCAGGTAGTAATGCAAGTGTCACCAATAGTGGTACGGCTAGTAATGCTGTGTTTGATTTTGTGTTGCCTAAAGGCAAAGATGGTGCTGATGGTGGCGTAACTGTGGATGATACTCTGTCTGATATTTCCACTAACCCGGTTCAAAACAAAGTAGTAAAATCGGCACTTGATAACAGAGCTGTGCTTGATGATACCAATACTTTTACTTCTCCAAATAGATTTGATGATATTTATATGGCAGATGGTATGAGTAGTCTTAAATGGTATAATGGTTCACCTAACTTTGTTGTTGCTTCTATTAATTCCGAAAGATACACAGGTGAAGCAAACACGGCAAAGAAAGCAACGCAGGATGATGCAGGTAATGTAATTACAAGCACTTACGCTACTAAGACAGAACTTAATAGTTACGTAAAGTCTGTAAACAATACTGCTCCCGATGATAATGGTAACGTAAATATTACTGTTAGTGGCGGTGTAACTGTTGATGAAGAACTATCAAGCACAAGTACAAACCCGGTACAAAACAAAGTTATCTATAATGCACTACTAAATAAAGTTGGAACTGATATTTATTCTGGCTTTGCTTTAATGGGTGCAACAGCTCCAATAACGTGGAGGCAAGGTTCGCTGGTTGTAGGCTCACTTACTGCGAGTAATTATACAGGAACAGCTTTGCGTGCTACACAGGATGGTGGGGGTAATACAATCACTGATACCTATACCAAAAAGGCTGATTTTGATAAGATTATTGGTGACTTAGGTGTAGCTTTTCAAGAAAAGGTTGATAGAAGCGACTTAGCTGATGTTGCGACTAGCGGTAAATATACTGATTTATTAAATAGACCTACTTATGTTGTGCAGTCTGTAAACAATATTAAACCAGACAGTGATGGCAACGTATCTATAAGCGTGGAAGGTGGTGGTTCTGATATTACTGTGGATGCAGAACTGTCTGATACTTCCAAGAACCCCGTTCAAAACAAGGTAGTAAAGGCAGCTCTTGATAAAAGAGCATTACTTGATGAATCAAATGTATTTACGAATCAAAATCTATTTATATATGGTGTAACCCTTCAAACTGGCACAGCAGGAGGAAATGATATAAAGTGGTACTCAAAAGACATGAGTACGCTGGTGGCTTCTCTTAGTGATACTAATTATACAGGCACGGCAGCCAAAGCTACTAGCGACAGTGCAGGTAATGTAATCACTGCAACTTATGCTAAGAAAGCAGATGTTAGCGGTGTTGTTAAGAGTGTTAATGGTACAAAACCCGACAGCAATGGTAACGTAACTATTGCTGTTAGTGGTGGTGGCGTTAGCACATCGGAATCTAATACTTGGAGGGCAGAGCAGATATTTCAAAAAATGAAATTTAACTTTGAAAGCTATAGTGCTCCACGTATTAGCGGTGCTACTGATAACCCAGCTTCATCGGTGGCAGTATATAATGTGCAAGGCAATTTTACGCTAGATATGTCAGTTTTAGCAGGGCTGCTAAACAATGGTGACGCTACATTATTTACTGCCTACATAACGTCTAACGGCTCTTACGCTCTGAGCATCACTAATGCAGGCACGTTGAAGTATGCAGGAAGTGCTTCTGATTTGGCAATAACAGCTAACGGATTACTGTTAAATATCCTGCTAATCAAAAGTAGCAGCGGTGATGTGTCAAGCGTTGTACAGGCAACCGCATTGTCAAGAGGTGATTAAATGGGACTTAATAGATTGATGCTAGTAAAGAAAACTGCTGCTGGTGGAGGTGATACAGGAGATAATATATTTACTGTGACGATAGGGCAGCAAGGTTATCAATATGGGTTTTCTCGCTACAATGCTACTTTCGGCGAAGTCGAAGGTAATGTGCAACACGATGGAAAAGCTGTAACGTTAGTAATGCTTTGCTATTATAGTGGCTACTTAGATTTTGCCTTTAACATTGAAGGTGTTAGTAGTGGCAGACTTAATGTCACCGCAAAGTTGACAATGGTAGACACCGGAACAAGTGGAACTATTGAATTTCCAAAAATTGATTATCAGAGCTATGTCCCCGGCTTTTATGAATATACACATAACCTGACTTCTGATATTATACGGATGTTCTCGAAAGCTAATGTTGGTAAGAAAATTAAAGTTGAAATAATATTTAACTAAGGAGGACAAATGAAAATAACTTATACATATAAAAATAAAGACTACACAACCTTCCGAGAACTTTCAGAAACACTAGGCAAAGATGGCATCTTTATCCCTCTGTCTATTTCTGAGGATTCCCTCAAAGACTTAGGTGTCACTGTGACCCTGGAAGAAGAAAGTCTTGAAAGTATCAAAGAACACAGGATTCTTACTCTTAAGATTCAACGTGATAACTTAGAGGTAGAACCTATTGCCTACCAAGGTTATTCTTTTGACTATGATAGCAAAGCGAGGGAGCGCATTAGTGCAGCTATCATTGCCCTTGAAGTTGCAGGTGTTTCAGCCACCCTCACATGGACTACATCCAACAATCAAGATGTAAAGGTGACTGCATCTGACCTGCGTGGTGTCATTGCTCAGGTAGCACTGAGAAGTGATAAGCTCCACACTGCTTATAGAAAAGCTAAAGAAAAAGTGGAAGTTGCATCAACTAAAGAGGAAGTTGAAGCTGTTAACTTATTTTAGCTGAATAAAAGACAGGGTTGTTGTCTCCCCTTTAGGGGTTTGGGTGGGCAGAAAGGAGTTATCATGGAAAAGAATCGTAAAAAGGCTCGTGCTTGGCTTAAGTCCTCTACTCTTACTGAGTACAAGGCTATCACTACCGAAGCCAAGCTCACACCAAGACAACAAGACATACTTGACAAAATCATCATTAGTGACTACTCCCAACAAAAGCTTGCTATGGAGTACCACGAGGATGCGTCTTGTATCAAACGTGCCTTAAGACAAATATATGATAAAGTATATCTTGTCCTTTTCAAGTAACTTTATAGTCATTTAGTTACAACTTTCAATTCCTAAATTTATGTTATCATAATAGCAGGAGGTGACTAGTCACTATGCAATATAACATGAACCAAAACAAACTTATGCAAATGATGATGATGCAAGCCTTGAAACAGGTTTCCCCTGAACTGTTAGCAATGGTTGAGGAGGAAGCTCGTAAGCGTGGTATGTCTGACGAAGACATCAATGTGGGTAAAGCATACATCAACCAAGTTCAAAAAGGAGTTGAAAAGTAATGGAAATGGCTAATGCTGGCGTAGGTCTCGGTGATGCCCTGATGCTCGCCAAACAAGGTTCTAATGGTAATGAGATGTGGAATAACCCCTTTGTATACCTTATCCTCTTAGCTGCCTTTGGTGGTGGCTTTGGTGGTTTCGGTGGTTGGGGTGGTAATGGTTCTGCTTTCCAAGGTGCTGTAACTCGTGCAGAGCTGTCTGAAGGCTTAGACAACCAAGACATCAAAGCTAGTCTGCGTGGTATCCAAAGTGGTATGTGTGATGGCTTCTATACTGTGGGCATGAACGAAAAAGAAACCGGATACAAAGTAGCTAGTGTTGGTGAAAGTATCAATCGTAACATTGATGCCCTGCGCTTTGAGGGTGCTGCAAACACCTGTAAAGTTACCACTGCTATCCATGAGGAAGGCGAGAAAACTCGTGCTCTGATTACCTGCAACACTATGCAAGCTCTGCGTGATAAGCTGGCAGACAAAGATAGAGAGCTGCTCTATCTGAAACTTAAACTGCCTGCTACTACCCCTGCTGCTGCGTAATGTACCGAGGGTTGGCTGAGAAGCTGACCCTCTTTTATTTTATTATGGAGGATATTATGGACAATGAAATTGTAAAGACAACCCCTCCTATTGGTGTCTCCACCCTATCCCTCATGGGTATCCCCTTATCTGATTGGGTGTATATTGTCACCATTATGTATGTCTTGATTCAGATTTGGGTCTTGCTGTATAAGACCTTTTTTAAAAAGGAGGAATGTAATAAGTGAAATTATCTGCTCATTTTGATTCTAGTGAATTTGCCTGTAAGTGTGGCTGTGGTGGTCTCCACAATGGTGCTGACATCAACCCACGGCTTGTACAGGTATTAGAGCGTATGCGTGCTATCATTGGTAAACCTTTGGTGCTGTCCTGTGGTTACCGCTGTCCTGCCCACAATGCTGATGTAGGTGGTGTGTCTAACAGTCAGCATATCTACGGAACTGCTGCGGATGTGCAATGCCCTGATGGTGTTATGTTGCAGACTTTGTATGATGCTGCGGTAACTGCTGGTGCTGATGGTATTGGTATTTATAGCTGGGGTGTCCATGTGGATGTCCGTGGTTATCCTGCACGTTGGTAAGATTTACGAGGGAGCTTAGTCTCCCTCTTTTTATTTTTAAAGGAGGTCTATATAGATTTGAAAATTAAGAAACGTGATGGGTCTCTTGTAGACTTTAATAAAGACAAAATCATTAATGCCATCTCTAAGGCTGGCTTTGTAGCTTCAAAGACAAAAAACGCTATTGCTGATGTTGTTGAAAAGATGGCAAAAAAAGAAACACTAACTGTGGAGAAAATTCAAGATATTGTAGAAACTGAGCTTATGCTGAACTATTATCCTGAGGTAGCTAGAGAGTATGTGCGTTACCGCTATAAACGTGAGCTTATTCGTAATACCAAAGGTGCTTTGAGTGAAGTGCTTGAAATTGTCAACCTCAGCAACCAAGATGTGAATGAGGAAAACTCTAATAAGAACCCTGTTATTTTGTCTACCCAACGTGACTATATGGCAGGTATGGTCTCTAAAGAACTCTCTGAAAAGCTGTTGTTCCCTCCGGATGTAATGAAGGCACATAAAGAAGGTATCATCCATGTACATGATATGGACTATGCTATCCAAAAGATGTACAACTGCGCTCTGTTAGACATGGAAGATATGCTTCAAAATGGCACTGTAATCAATGGTACTATGATTGAAAAGCCACACAGCTTTGCTACTGCTTGTAATATTGCTACTCAGATTATGGCACAGGTTGCTTCTAATCAATATGGTGGACAAAGTGTGTCGGTAGCACATTTAGCTCCATTTGTCAATATCTCTAGACAAAAAATTAGAGAAGAATTTATACGGGAATTAGAGCATTTTGAGGTTTTTGATGATGGGGATGTGGGCACATCTTTGATGATTAAAAAAGTTGTAGAAGAAAGATTAAAGAAAGAAATCACTAAGGGTGTACAGACCATGCAGTATCAGATTAATACCCTTATGACATCCAATGGTCAGACACCTTTTGTTACTTTATTCTTGTATCTCAATGAAGCTAAAAATGAGCAGGAGAAGAAAGACCTTGCTATGGTGATTGAGGAAATCATTCGTCAACGCTATCAGGGTATTAAGAATGAAAAGGGTGCATGGATTGCTGCTGCGTTTCCTAAGCTGATTTATGTCTTAGAGGAAGACAACATCCGTAAGGGTACACCTTATTATTACCTTACAGAGATGTGTGCTAAATGTACTGCTAAGCGTATGCAACCTGATTATTTGTCTGAGAAGATTATGCTGGAGAACAAGAAGACTGAAGATGGTGTGGGTCACTGCTATCCACCTATGGGATGCAGAAGCTTCTTGACACCTTATCTTGATGAAAATGGCAAAGCTAAATTCTATGGTCGCTTCAACCAAGGTGTTGTCTCCATCAACCTTGTGGATGTTGCGCTGTCTGCTGGTAAAGACAAAAATAAATTTTGGTCTATTCTTGATGAGCGTCTAGAGCTGTGCCACAAAGCCTTGCGTGTAAGACACCAAAATCTTAAAGGTACAATCTCCAATGTCTCCCCTATCCATTGGCAGTATGGTGCTATTGCTCGTCTGCAAAAAGGTGAGAAGATTGATAAATTATTGGAGAATGGGTACTCCACTATCTCCCTTGGCTATGCAGGTCTCTATGAGTGCTGCATGGCAATGTTCGGTAAATCTCATACTGACCCGGCTGTGAAACCCTTTGCACTCTCTGTCATGCAACATCTTAATGATAAGTGTGCTGAATGGAAAGCTAAGGAGCACTTAGGCTATAGTGTCTATGGCACTCCTATGGAGACCACCACATATAAATTTGCTAAGTGTCTTCGTAATCGCTTTGGGGTAATTAAGGAAGTCACTGACCATGACTATATCACTAATAGTTATCATGTAAATGTCCGTGAACCTATTGACCCCTTCACCAAACTGCAATTTGAATCTGAGTTTCAACTACTTAGTCCGGGTGGTGCAATCAGTTACATTGAGTGCGCAGATATGACCAAAAACATTGATGCAGTCATGGCTGTCATTCAATTTATCTATGACAACATTATGTATGCTGAGCTGAATACCAAGAGTGACTATTGTCAGGTCTGTGGTTATGATGGCGAGATTAAGATTGTCACAGATAATGGTAGATTAGAATGGGAATGTCCGAATTGTGGTAATAGAGACAAAACCAAAATGAATGTGACACGTAGGACTTGCGGTTATTTGGGCAGTCAATTTTGGAATCAGGGGCGCACTGAGGAAATTAGAGACCGCTTTATTCATTTAGGAGGTGACTTCCATGGCTAAAAAGGTGTATATCGCTGATATTAAGAACCCCTCACTCACTCGTGCTATCCGTTTAAAATGCATGGATTGTGCAGGTACTTCTGATAACATCCGAGATTGCCATATATGCAAGTGTCCTCTGTGGTCTTTCCGTTTTGGTAAAGGAACTGCTGCTGCTATCCGTGCCTTATCTAAGACATATGATGTATGTCTTGTGGATACCAATAAAACAGATTACATTGAAGAATTAAAAGGTAAGAAGTTAAAACGCCCTCAGTAATGCCTGAGAGCCTATCTGAACATTTTAATTTTCTTGCCTATGTAATTATACCTATGGGAGTGTTTCAATGCTCAAATAGCACTCCCACCCCCTCTCAATCGTGTGAGAATTGATTTATGAATACAAAGGAGTGATAAACTATGCAGATAGATGAGAAACTACTTGATAAGCTTGCTATAGGTGAAGTCAATGCTCTTTTAGAGGGTCTTGATGACCCGGAGTTGCGTCGCAATCCTGCTTTTCTTGCTAAGGTGCGTGAGTTCTTAAAGCAGAACAAATTACAGACTACCCCCGAAACGCAAGGGGTGCACAAGATTCAGAAGGTAGTGGAAGAGATTCCTACCTTTGATTTTGATGGGCAGGTGAGCTAATGTCTGAATGGACAGATGAACAGGTTGCCAAAGCTAAGGAGGACTTCAGGGTCTTCCTCTTTATCTTATGGAAGATGATTGGTCTTCCTCCACCTACCCCTATCCAATATGCAATGGCACATTACTTGCAGTATCCCCCTAGTGACCGCATTATTCTTGAAGCGTTCCGTGGTGCTGCAAAGAGCTTTATTACCTGTGCCTTTGCCGGATGGAGCTTATGGAATAACCCTCAGATTAAAGTAGAGATTGTGTCTGCTTCAAAGGAACGTGCGGATGCCAACGCTGTCTTTATTAAGCGTATCCTTAATGTCTTGCCCTTTTTAGAGCATTTAAGACCTGATACAACCAAAGGTAACAGAGATACAATGAACCTGTTTGATGTTGCCCCGGCTGTCCCTGACATCTCCCCTTCTGTAAAGTCTGTTGGTATCTATGGTCAGATTACAGGCTCTCGTGCTGACCTGCTAATTGCTGATGATATTGAGATTCCCTCAAACTCTGCAACGCAGGTACAGAGAGATAAGCTAGGTGAAGCTGTTAAGGAATTTGATTCCATCCTTAAGCCTAATGGTCAGATAGTCTACTTAGGTACACCACAATGCGAGATGTCTCTTTATAATGAATTGCAAAATCGTGGCTACTCCTGCACCATTATCCCTGTTATTTACCCTGAGGATAAAAAGGCTCGTGATAATTATGGCAGCAGGTTGCATACCTTCATTGCTGATGCTCTTGATAAAGACCCTACATTAGCAGGTAAACCTACTGACCCTTTACGCTTCAATGATGAAGAGATTTTCAAACGTAGGCTGTCCTATGGTAAAGCTGGCTTCGCCTTGCAGTTCCTGCTAGACACCAACCTCTCTGATGCTGAAAAGTATCCGCTCAAAGTGGCTGACTTTATTGTGGCTGACCTTGATATGGATGAAGCATCTATGAAGTGGGCATGGGCAAGTGGGTATGAACAACGCCTAAAGGGTGTACCCTGTACTGCCCTTAAAGGTGACTTCTTCTATGCTCCTTTTGACAGGTCTAAAGAGACTGCTAAATATACAGGTACTGTAATGGCTATTGACCCCTCAGGACGTGGTGCGGATGAGCTTGCCTATGCTGTTATCAAAATTCTCAATGGTTACCTGTTCCTCATGGAAGTTGGTGGCTATCGTGATGGCTATGGTGATGATACCCTCAATATCTTAGCTAATAAGTGTAAGTTTTGGGGTGTGAATGATGTTGTCTCTGAAGCCAACTTTGGTGATGGTATGTGGGGGCAGCTCTTTAAGCCTGTGCTGAATAAAGTACACCCTTGCACCTACACAGAAGTCAAGAACAACAAGCAGAAAGAAGCTCGTATCATTGATACCCTTGAACCTGTTATGATGCGCCATAAGCTCATCGTAAATACCTCTGTTATCTATGATGATTATAAGGTGTATGAGAATGACCAAAAGTATTCTTTAATCTATCAGCTCACAAGGCTCACTAGAGATAAGGGTGCGCTTGCCCATGATGATAGGCTTGATGCTGTGACCATGGCTGTTGCCTTTTGGTTAGAAAGCTTAGACCGAGATGCTCAACAGGGCATTGATGAGCTTGAAGAAGAACAGCTTATGAAATGGTGGGATTCTGACTTTGGTATCCTACATAAAGAATATAATCCTGAGCTTGTTCCGGAACGCTATAGAAAAAGACAACCACAATTTGGAGGAGCTACTGTGGTTGATAACTTTTATAGCTAATGGGTCATATAAACCTGTGAAACTAATGGGTCACATACTCGATAAGAGTAGGAAAGGGACATTATATTATACCTATAGATAACTATAGATACCTTATAGTTACTATAGATACCATATGACCTTATATGATTCCATATGTAACCCTTAGATACCCTTGGTTCTATAGATACTATAGATACCTAAGGGTAATTGTTATTATTACTAATAAACCTAATTAATAGATACTTATAGATACCCTAAGGTTTCCTATACCTCCTAAGGATTCCTTAGGGTATTTTTTATTATTACCTTAAATAACCTTCTTATAGGAGACTATATACCATGAAAGAAACCTTAATGAAACTAAAGACCTTCTTCCTTTATGGTCTTTTAATATCCATCCCCCTGTTTGTCTTCTTGTGGTTCGTGGATACGCTATCCTCATCGTTCAATCCCGAATATAGACCCCTACTTGGCTTCTTGCAGATTGCAAACAGTCTGCTGCAAACCATTATAGGTATGTGACGCTATGTTTACCACGAGAACTAAGAATATAATTGCTCTTTTACTGAGCTTTGCTATTGGAGCTGGTTGCTGCTACTTATATCTAAGAGGAGACAACAAAGCTTCAGAACCCCCTGTGTCCAGCTCAGATTCCAAGGGTGGACTTTTGTCTATCACAGGAATCCATGCTGAGACCAAAGACAACCCTGATGATGAGGACTTGGTGTTGTCTAACAAATACGTCGCTGTTATTAATGGCGAGAAAGTGAGTGTGCCGATTGTTAAAAGAACTGCTGGTACTATTAATCAACCTGATAGCACTAGTGGCTCTGCTGATGATGCACCACCGGGAGTAAAGGCTACTGTAGAACAGACTGTAGACCTCACTCCTGTGTTGTCTAAACTGCGCCCCTCTTGGGAGCTGGGTGCTGGTGTATCTTATGTGAACGAACGTGCATATGTTCCTATCTCTATCCAAAGGAACTATCAGGCTGATAAAGCACTAGAGCTTACTGTACTTGTAGATACAGATGGTAAAGCTAAGGGTGCTATGGTACAACACAAATGGCTGATAAAGTAAATCTTATAACTGCCCAAGAAGCAGCTAAGATTCTAAGACAAAATAAACCCGACAAGATTTACCTGCTAGTGAGGTCTAAATGCTTGTCGGGTTTCAAATGTGGCAAAAGGTGGCTTATAGATGAGGATAGTGTCTATAAGTACATCAATAGATGTCTTCTGAATCAATAGTGACTAAAATAGTGACCATGATTTAAAGAATGGCTTAACCATGAGCTTTACAGGCTCTAAAGAAAATGTTTTAACACACTTTGGCGTTTTATCCAATATGGATAGCGATAAATCCAGGCAAATTGGTGAACATTTTTCAGTTTTAGCTAAAAATAATTCGGA